GGATATAAAAACTCCAACTTTGATACAATTTAATTATTCGACGGCGGCTTACCTCCAAGCAGGGTAAGTTTTTTTATGAGCAGGGTAAGTTGGACAGGCAGCAGGGTAAGTTGGACACGAGGGGGGTAAGTTTTGCATGAAGCAGATTTCGAATAAAGAATATGAGAAGTACCAGCAGTACCAGACCGACAAGCTGCATGGCCGCATCCTGACGCCAGACGGGCTACGCGTCATCTGCGCCGGTTTGGATAATGACCCGGAAAAGATCGGCATCCACATGCTGGAGATGTTGGCCAAGTTCAGGAATGAAGGAATCGTGGAATAAGAGGCTCAAAAATTTTTACAAAATGCCCATTTGAAAATTCACGATTTTTGAAGTATAATAACATACAACGTGTGGCGTTTTAACTGCGTAAATCCAGTTGGAAAGCCACACGTTATTTATTTCAGAAGAGGAGGATAAGCAAAATGAAACGAGTGAAAGCCGCTTGTATCTGTCAGACACTCCACTTTATGCTAAAGGATGATCTTGGACACGATTACGCAGTGAAGCTGGTCAAAGAAGAGGTTGCAAAGTACAAAGCCTCTCTGGACAAGAACCGTACAAAGTATAAACTCGTCAGCGAAGAAACGCAGCCTGACGGTTCTGTCATGATCAAAATCATTAAGCAGTATAACACCAGTCCCGTAGGCGATTATCTGGATTAAAAACAGAATATTGTCTCAACACAGTATAGCGTGTGGCCATTGGCGTAAATCCGGCTGATGGTTACACGCTATTTTTGAAAGGATGTGATTCCCATGGAGGAAAAAACAAATCAGTATCTTGGGGAAGAACATATTGGCAGGCTAATGCGCAAATATGCGATTCCCTGTATTATATCGCTGCTGGTAGGCGCTCTCTATAACATCGTAGACCAGATCTTTATAGCGAACGCTTCCTATCTCGGCTCATATGGTAACGCTGCCAATACGGTTGTCTTCCCGCTTACGGTTATCGCGCTGGCAATAGCGGTCATGATCGGCGACGGCTGCTGCGCATTTGTCAGCCTCAGTCTTGGAAGAAAACGACCTGAAACAGCAAAGAAGAGCGTTGGCAACTCTATCGTCATGGTAATCGTCAGCAGCATGATTCTTTGTGCAGTTTACCTCATTTTCAGTGATCAGATCATTGCGATGTTCGGGGGCACTGTCAATGAGGGAACTTTCAGACATTCGAAGGAATATTTCTTTTATATAACGCTGGGCATACCGTTCTATATGTTTGGTCAGGCAATGAATCCTATCATCAGGGCGGATGGAAGCCCTAAATTTGCCATGGCGTCAACGCTTGCAGGTGCGATGATCAATATCATTCTGGACCCGGTTTTTATCTTTGTGTTTCAGTGGGGAATGATGGGCGCTGCCGTCGCCACTGTCCTTGGGCAGGTTGTAACTGCCCTACTTGCGATCTGGTACATTATCCATATGAAGCTTGTGAAGCCGACGAAAGCAGATCTTTGGGTGGATGGCCCTGTCTGCCGAAGAACCCTTGTGCTGGGGATAACCAGTTTTCTGTCCCAGATTTCTCTCGTGGCAGCCATGGCGGCAATTAACAACATGATAAGGAAATATGGTGCTCTGGATGCGGTTTTCGGTCAGGAACAATACGCTCAGATCCCGATGGCCGTTGTCGGCATCGTCATGAAGTTCTTCCAGATCGTCATTTCCATCGTAGTCGGCATGGCTGCAGGATGTATTCCTGTGGTCGGCTTTAACATGGGTGCCGGAAAGCAGAACAGAGTCAGGGAGCTGTTTACAAAGCTGCTGATCGCCGAAGCTGCGGTCGGTGCAGCTGCACTTGTCATAGTTGAAATATTCCCGAAGCAGCTAATCAACATCTTCGGCGCGGCGAATGAGAGTGCTTATTACACGGACTTTGCAATGAGGGCATTCCGGATTTATCTCTGTATGATGGTGTTCGCCTGTATCAACAAGGCATGCTTTATCTTCCTGCAGGCTATGGGAAAAGCGGTATCCTCTACGATTCTTTCGATGGTCAGGGAGATCGTGTTTGGTGTAGGGTTTGCACTGCTGCTGCCTATTTTCTTTGGATTGGACGGTGTTTTGTACTCAATGCCGGTATCCGATTTTTTAACCTTTATCATTGCTGTATTTCTAATTATGAGAACGTACAAAGAACTGAATCAGGAGGTAATGAGTTGTGCTTAATAGGGTTATAACGATAAGCCGTGAATTCGGAAGCGGCGGCAGAACGATTGGAAGAAAAGTCGCAGAAAAGCTTGGGGTTCCCTGCTATGATGCTGAACTGATCCAAAAGATCGCTGAGGAAAGTGGATATACAGCTGACTATATCAGGGAAGAAAGCGAATATGCTCCCGGAGGCTGGCTTTCTACGGTATTCACTGATCGGACGATGGGACTCACAAATCAGGACAAGCTTTGGAATATTCAGAGCCGGGTGATAGAAGAATTAGCTGAAAAAGGCTCCTGTGTCATCGTGGGGCGCTGTGCAGATTACATTCTCCGGGACAAGGCAAACTGTCTGAATGTTTTTATCCATGCGAATATGGAGAAACGCGCGGAACGCATCGTCAAAGAATATGGCGAACGGGATGAAACACCGGAACAGCGCCTGAAGGAAAAAGATAAGCGCCGGGCTGCGTATCATCGCTTTTATACGGATATGAAATGGGGGCATGCCCAGAACTACCATATTTGCCTTGACAGCGGAGAACTCGGTATTGAAAAGTGCATTGAACTGATTTCGCAATTATACTAAAGCAGCTGAAGGACTCACGAAAAGGTAGAAAATGAATGTACTGGATATCGTTAGAAGGCGAATTCAACTTCTCTATGAGAAGCATCCTAATATTCATGTTAATGTTACGCTGAAACGTCCGCACAAAGTGATTGTGAATAATCTGCCGGTTGTAATCACGGGAGTATATCCTCACATGTTTCAGATTGAATATACCGAAAATGGTGTATCAAGGCAGTACATGCACCAGTATACGGACATTGTAACGAGAGAAGTTGAAATACTGGAAATGGCGGAAATTACTTTACAGAACGTCAAATAATAGAGATACGAAAAAGAACTCCCGGTCACCAACGATAAATCAGTGATCGGGAGTATTGTTCATCTTTAACTCCAGCTGTCTATCTCAGTCCCATCCTTAAAGGTAACGGTGATCCCGGCATCCTCGGTGACGGTCACATAATCGACCATCGCCAGCCAGTCTTCATCCCGGAAGACCGTCAAAGGCTCTCGCTTTTTCAGACCTGCCAGAAACAGCTCGATCTGCTGGCGTCTGGCCTGCCGGTCGGTGATCTGCTGGGTCAGCACCTTCTGGCGGGCCTTGGCGGTGTCGAACCGGTCCACCAGCGTATCGTAGCGCTTCTGGTATTCGGCCTGATCGAGGGCTACGTGGGCGTTTTCCTTGATGCAGTCCTCGATCAGACCGGCGACCACGTTGATCTCCGCGTCCAGTCCGTCCAGTTCCTGCTGCAGGTCATCTGTGGCCAGATGGGGTTCCAGTACTTCGTGGTAGACGGCAATGATCCCGTCCTTGGCGTCGATCACCTGGTTGGCAGCCCGGAGGAAGATGTCCTTCAGCTGGTCCTCGGTGAGAGTTGGCGTGGTGCATTTCTCTCCCTCAAACTTGTGATTGCACTGCCAGATGACCCGGCGATACTTGTCGTTGGAGTGCCAGACCTTCGGCCCGTACCAGCTGCCGCAGCAGCCGCACTTCACCCGGCTTGAGAAGATGCTGACCGAGCTGCGACGGTTCTTTCCTGTCTTCCGGGAGGCCATAAGGATCTGGACCGCCTCGAAGGTATCAGGCGGTATGATGGCTTCGTGGTTGTCCCGGACGTAGTACTGCGGGATTTCACCCTCGTTGTTCTTTTTCTTCTTGGTCAGGAAGTCCACGGTGTAGGTTTTCTGGAGTAGGGCATCGCCCTTGTATTTCTCGTTCGTCAGGATGCTGCGAATGTTGCTGGCATTCCAGTGGTCCTTCCCGCCCGGTGAGGGGATGCCTTCAGTGCTCAGGGTCCGGGCGATGCTGATCGGTGACATCCCGGTAAGGAACAGCCCGTAGATGCGCCGGACCAGTTTGGCCTGTTCCGGATTGACCACAAGGTTCCCATCCTCCCCTCGGTCGTAACCGAGGAAGCGGTTAAACGGGACTGTGACCTTTCCGTCTGCAAAGCGCTTCCGTTGGCCCCACGTGCAGTTCTCCGAGATGGACCGGGCTTCTTCCTGCGCCAGAGAGGACATGATCGTGAGCAGCAGCTCGCCCTTGCCGTCGAAGGTCCAGATATTTTCCTTCTCAAAATAGCACTCGACGTTGTGCTCCTTCAGGGAGCGGATGGTCGTCAGGCTGTCTACGGTGTTCCGGGCGAAACGGCTGACGGACTTGGTGATGATCAGATCGATCTTCCCGGCCAGCGCATCCGCGACCATGCTTTTGAAGCCCTCGCGCTTTTTCGTGTTAGTGCCGGTGATGCCTTCGTCGGTGTAGATCCCAGCGAACTCCCAATCGTCCCGGCCTTGGATGTAGTTGGTGTAGTAGTCCACCTGCGCCTCGTAGCTCGTCAGCTGTTCTTCCTGATCGGTACTGACACGAGCGTAGGCGGCCACCCGGCGCTTCTGGGTGCTGTTGATCGGAGCCGCAGTGAACCTGCTGAGCGTGGCAGGTATGGTGGTTACGGATTTGGCCATTTCTTTTCTCTCTTTACTTGCTTCATGTGTTCGCTCATGGCTTTGCGGCGCTCCGGGGTGTATGTGCCTTTGATGGACTCCCTGAACTTAGCTCGCTGCTCATCAGACCAGGGATGGGCTTTGCGCTTGGTGCTGTACTCGGCATTTTCGGTATGGCCGTCTGTGAAGGTGAATTCCAGAAGGCCATTCTTGCCCATCGTAATCTGCTCGACCTGATCCCGGAATGCGTCGGCGTCAAAACCATCCGTGCCCATGACCGTTGCCGTAATCTCCATGAGTTCTGGCTCCCGGATGCCCTTGACTCCACATTTCGTACTGCCGCCACCAGCGCAGCGCCAATAGCTCACTTTTCCGTCTTTGCACTTCTGGGTCTGCCTCCTGCAGGAATCACCGCAGCATCCGCATTTGATGCGAGTGGTAAATGGTGAGAACCGGCCTTCACCTTTGGCCATGTAGTTCCGGACCCATTCGCGCTGGCGGTCCTTGAACTCATCCGTCCAGCAGTCCTTCTTGGCAGTGGATTCCCATTCCTTCGTGACCTCAGTACCATCGTAGAAATGGAAGATCAGCGTGCCGCCTTCCGGGACATCGATACGCTCGACACGTTCAGCGAAAACTGCCTCATCGAATTCATCCAAGCCCAGTACATCGGCGCAGGCCTGCTTCAGGATCTTATCCGGGATTTCCTTGGCGTAGCAGCCTTCGCCTTTTTGTTTCTGCTTCCGGGAGCCACAGACCCAAGTCGTGTACATGCCGTCCTCATCGGTATAGGTGGTCGTGAACTTAGCCCTGTTCTTCCGGACGTTGTGCATGAAGCTCTTTCCGCAGTTGCAGCACTTGATCTTCCCGGTGAAGCAGGTGATGTTCAGGCTTTTGTTTGCCAGAGCGCCGAGTTCCCTTCGCCGTGCCATTTCCTCCTGCACATACTGGAAGGTCTCCATGTCGATGATTGGCTCGTGTGTGTTCTCGACGTAATACTGCGGCAGCTCGCCCTTGTTCTTCCGGCGCTGCTTATTGATGGGGTCCACCGTGTATTCCTTCTGGAAGAGCATGTTTCCGGTGTAGGTGATGTTTGTGAGGATCACCTTGATGTTGGAATCCACAAACCGGAAGCCGCCCTTCGTCGTGATACCCTCGGCAGCCAGTTCACGCTCGGTCTCCAGCCGGGACTTCCCGTCAAGGAAGTTCTGGAAGATGCGCCGGACGATTGCCGCTTCCTCCGGAACGATGACCAGCTGATCACCTTCCCATTTGTAGCCGAGGATACGGAATTTGCCGTTGGGGATGCCCTGCTTGAAGCGTTTGACCATGCCCCACTTGACGTTCTCAGAAATGCTGCGGCTTTCCTCCTGCGCGAAGGAAGCGAGGATCGAGAGCATTAGCTCACCGTCGCCGCTCATGGAATTGATGTTTTCTTTCTCGAACCGGACTTCAATGCCGAGGTCTTTCAGGTGGCGGACTGTGTTCAACAGGTCTACGGTGTTCCGGGCAAAACGCTGTATGCTCTTGGTGAGGACGATGTCAATGTTCCCGGCCTCGCATTCAGCCAACATCCGATTGAACTCTTCGCGCTTCTTAGTCCCGGTCCCGGAGATGCCGTAATCGGCAAAGACGCCAGCGTATTCCCATTCAGGATTCTTCTGGATCAGGGCGCTGTAGTAGCTTACCTGTGCGGAAAGCGAGTGCTGCATCCGCTCGGAGTCCATAGACACTCTGGCGTAGGCGGCAACCCGTTTTCTCTTCGGAAGAACCGGCGTTGTTCTCTCAAGTTTTTCTACAGTTTTCAAGAGAAATCCCTCCTTTCGGTGTGACTATATATCACTCTAAAGAGGGTACATAGCAAGCATTTTCCGATAATAAACTACCCAAATATGGCCGGTAATTTTGCAGCAGTTTGGTATCAATCTCAGCGTACTCCTCCGGGGTGATCAGGCCTTTTTCCAGCATGGTTTTCGCTACGGAGAGGGCTGCCTGGTATCGCATATCATCGCGGATTTGCTTCTGTGTCATTGGACAGCCCTCCTTCCGTAGCGGCCTTCGATATAGCACGCGTGGGAGCAGTACTTCCGGCCAGCGTTGCCATAGGCGGTGAAAGGCTTCCCGCAGGTTGGGCAGATGAACTCATAGAGCGCCTTTCGCCGGACTTGCTCTGGATGGGCATTCCACCATGTCTGCCTGCAATCCGGGCAACAGAACTTTTTCCGTTTAGCACCGGGGATTTGCGTCAAGGCGGCACCGCAGTTGAGACAGACATCCGTGGTGATCTCCACCGGAGTGTTGGTCTCGGCCTTTACGCCAGCGAGGCCGTGATTTCTGCAGTAGGCCTTGACGCTATCCTTGGACAGACCGACAGCGTTGGCGATGGCAGTGTAGCCGTAGCCCTGATGCCGGAGGTCTGTTATTTTCATTCTCTGTTCGTTTGTCATGATGACCTCCAATCCGAAGGCTTGGCCTTCACTTTCCACTGGAGATTGGAAGTCGATTTGAGCGGACAAAAATAAAAAAATCGGGCCTGCAGGATTTCTCCCACAGGCCCAGATGGCAGGTTTATAGCTTTTTGCAGTAATCGAGGCTGATCCAGCCAGCGCCGGACTTGAGCTTGCCCCAACCGGAGCTGGAGCCCTGACCGGATTGCACGTCCACGATAGTGAACACACCAATGCCGGTATAGGAGCCGGTGCGGCTGTAGTTGGTACCAGGACCCTTGCGGATATTCAGATCCCGGATGCTGACCTTCACAAGGAAGGGTACGTCCGTCACCTGCGGGGCAGCAGGAG